TGTACTGTATCGCCAGTTGTATGACATTTTGCCTAGTAAAGTAAATAGTACGCAAAGTATTGCTGATTCTATTATCATACTTGCTGAGTATCAATACAAAGAGGCATTCGTTGCCAACTCTGAAATCAATCGTGTTGCGGCACTCGCTATGCTGATGTCAGAGATCGATTGGAAATGAGCCTGCTAAAGCGCAAGAAGTGTCTCATATGTCGCAAGAAGTGCGGCGAAGTGTTTACCACTGTAAAGTACCGTTACGAAGACGATGCAGTTGGTGAAGTGTATGTATGTGAAAAGTGTTCGAAAGAGCATGATTTAGAATATGTGAGTGAAGATCATGAGCAATCCATTTGACTATGTAAATAGTATCAGCCAGACCAAAAAGAACCTGATGCGTGACTCGGAGAATGACACGCTATCTGAAAAGCAGTACAGTGCTTTCCTTGTGAATAAGGCATTGTCTTATTTTCCTGACACCATTCTCCACGCTAATATAGTGAACCAGTATCACAGCCTAGACAATCGTCCTCAGTATGAGTTTTTACTAAATAGTATAAGACCTCAGAAGCGATTTGCGAGGTGGGTAAAAGATGCTGGTGATAAAGAATTGGATGTGATTTGTGCTACTTATGGATGTAACCGCAATGTCGCAAGAGAATATCTACCTTTGTTGTCCAGTGAACAATTGAATTTGATGGAACAACAACTAGAAACAGGTGGAAATAAAAAATGAATATCGTAGAGAGACTTGTCGAAGTCGAACTACCTAGCGAAGAAAGTTTTCTAAAGATAAAAGAAACGCTAACTCGTATTGGTATCGCTTCACGCAAAGACAAGAAATTATATCAATCCTGTCACATCCTCCATAAGCAAGGTAAGTACTACATTGTTCACTTCAAGGAACTGTTTATGCTTGACGGCAAAATAAACAATTTCTCTGATGAAGATGAAGCACGTAGGAATACCATTGTAAAGCTACTCGAGGAATGGGGACTGATCAAGACTGTAACTGAAAGAAGTGCAGACGAACCAGCGGCGCCTTTGTCGCAAATCAAAATATTGCCATATAAAGAGAAGGACCAGTGGGAACTGGTAGCGAAGTACAGTATCGGCAAGAAAAAGTAGATTAGGAGATATATCATGATAGAACGTATCAAGCGTTTTGTAACAGAACTTCTAAAATGGCCAGATCCCGCACCAAGTGGCGACCTAGCTAAACACAGACTTTATAGTGAAATGTATGAGGACCTTAGACAATGAGTGAGAAACAACTAGACCTTTTTCCCGATACCTTAGCAACGAATACAGCGTATTGGAACGATATAACGTATACGTACACTGTTGATGCCTCTAGTGGGGCATCAGTCAATCTTACTTGGGACGAAAATCTTACGGGAGTCAATCAACCTAAACTAAAAGTGTACAAACTCTGGAAAAACGCATGGTTGCCTGAATATGGTAGCAAGTGGGCTGCCTGCTTTGATCTAAAAGCAAGTCTTCGCTGTCCTGTAGAGACAGAGGTGGTTGTTTATGGTCCTGTTAGTAGAAAATATAAACGTTCTGTTGACGATTCCGGTACAGTCACATTGTACTCAGATGAGCGTATGCTAGTGCCTACGGGACTAGTGTTCGACTTAGATTCTAATAAGAGTTTACGTATTCACCCTAGATCAGGACTCGCACTCAAGAGTGGTATCGTGGTTGCTAACTGCGAAGGCATCGTAGATCCTGACTATGTGAATCAAACTTTTGTCATGCTTCACAACATCTCTGATGAACCATTCAAGATTAGAGATGGTGATCGTATAGCACAGGGCGAGGTAGTTCCTCTGGAACAAGTCACGTTTGAAGTGGTAGACGAAGAGCCTAAAGTGAAGACTGACAGAACTGGTGGTTTTGGTAGCACTGGAGTATAACTCAGTGTCATCATCGCCATGAGTAAATATCATGAAGTTTTCTGTTAGTATAACAAATCTTTATGTATAAATAGAAACGTAAGTCGCCGCATGGGACTTACATTATATAAATCTTGCTTATTATAAAGGAGAGTAAATATGACATTTACACAAGCGGTTATGAACAATAGCCTACGCAACGACTTAGTGGGTTTCGACCGAATTTTTGATCGTATGCATACGTTGAATTCTATTCAACAAAAACAAAGTAACTATCCCCCATACAACATAGTAAAGACAGATGAAAATCTGTACACGATAGAGATTGCTGTCGCTGGATTCATCCAAGACGAAATCGACATCACTGTTGAGGATGGCGTTATGAAGGTTTCTGGCAACAAGAAACTAGATGAGAGTGAAACTGAATATGTACACAAGGGAATCGCCGCACGTGATTTCACCCGTTCGTTTACACTTGCAGATACAGTAGAGGTCAGAGGCGCAAGTCTTGTCAATGGCATTCTACAAATTGGTCTAGAGAATGTGATTCCAGAAGAAAAGAAGCCACGCAAGATCGATATTGGATCTAGCGAAAAGGTCTTTCTGGCAGAAGACTAAAAGGTGGGTGGGGTGAAAGCCCCACCTGTTGAGTCACGGCTAACTATAGGAGTCAAAAAGCTGATGAATAAGGCGATCTCTTTTCTGAAGAGTTGCGACGGCACATTCTGTGATGCAGTAGCACAAGTTGCACTGAGCGGATTATGTGTTTTTGTAATTGCTACCTGTCTTAGTAGCATATCCTAAGAATGAAGACAACACACACAACACAGGAGAAAAGTATGACAAGTAAGAACCCATTTGAGATTAGAGCAGAAATGCTTCAACTCGCTAAAGATTACATGGATCAACAATATCATATGAACATTCAGTTCTATGAGAACATGATCGCAGAGGGCGAAAACGTCCGTGGAAGCATTATCAGTCAAGTCAAAGATGCCTACAAAATGTATACTGTAGAAGAGTTGATGGCAAAGGCAAACGAGATGTATGCCTTCGTATCTGAAAAGAAGTAATTATAACAAAGTCTATGATGCGGAGGCCAAAAGCTTCCGCATTTTTTATTTAATATAGGAGAAATTATGACTATCGTGTTTTGGGTAATATTAGTAGCAGGTACCATCAGCGCCGCAAATGGTAGTGCCAAACTAAATGCCTTATGTAAGAAAGAAGTAGAAGAAGGAACCTCTGTTGATATCAGAGAATGTAAACAATACTACTTTGATACAAGGATCAAAACAGGCTGGTAAAAAATACTTGACAAGTTACTCATACCATGCTATACTATACGTTCTAATTGGAGATTTATTATGAAAATAGTGAGACAACTGCCTACGCTGTATAAGCGTGATACAAAAGGCAAAGTCAGAGTCCTAACTATAGAGTATGGCTATGACAATGAAATCAAAGCTGGTACAAGATCGATAGCTGGCATTCAAGAGGGTCAGTTAGTGACTTCTGGGTGGAAGCTATCATCACCTAAAAATGTAGGCAAAGTAAACGAGACCTCTGCTATTGAGCAAGCCCTTGCAGAAGCCAAGGCGGCTTGGAACAAGAAGACAGAGAAAGAGTACTTTGCTGATGTCAAACTAATAGACACCTATGAGAAGTTCAAGCCTATGCTTGCGGGTGACTACACTAAGCAGAAAGTTCAACTTGACTCTGGTTTTAGTCAGCCTAAGTTAGATGGAATTAGATGTGTCGCAAACTCTTCGGGTCTATGGACTAGGGCTGGTAAAGCAATCACTAGTTGTCCACATATCTGGTTAGCAGTGAAGCCTATCATAGATGCTAACCCATCTATCACATTAGACGGTGAGTTGTACAATCACGAACTGAAAGATGATTTCAATAAGATCACATCACTGGTAAGAAAACTCAAGTCTACAGAAGAGGATATGGCTGAAGCTAAAGAGTTAGTTCAGTACCACATCTACGATATGCAAGACAGTGAAGATCCAGACCTTTCGTTCTCAATACGATCTAGTGCTATAGACAAACTCGTACACGATAAGTGCCTGTATCTCAAGAAGGTACCTAGCCAGTTGTGCATCAATCAAGAAGAACTTGATCAGTTGTATAGTTCATACATGACAGATGGCTATGAAGGTCAGATGGTGCGTAAAGATACTCCATATGAGAACAAGAGGTCAAATGGCTTACTGAAGCGTAAAGAGTTTATCACTGAAGAATTTTTAGTGGTAGCTATGCTAGAGGGTCAAGGAAACTGGGCAGGTCATGTGAAGCATTTCGCACTTACTTTGCCAAACGGTGATACTTGTGGCGCTGGCGTTAGAGGTAAGCAAGATACTCTGAAGAAGTTATGGGATGATGGTGACACGCCAACGTGGGCTACACTGAGATACTTCGGTCTTACTCCAGATGGTATTCCAAGGTTCCCAGTTGTTATAGACTACGGCTTCGGCGCCAGAGTTGACTAGCACTTGATAATGTAATATACGTGTTACGTTACTTGACATAATGTAACAGGTGTGATACATTGTACAACATAAGAAACAAATTGAGGTCTATATGAGTTTTTACACTTCGGTCCATCGCTACGGCAACAAGATGCTGTTTCGTGGCTATGACGATAATGGCAACCGCATACACAAGAAATTGCCATTCAAACCCACTATGTACTTGCCATCTAACAAGCCGTCTGATTGGAAATCATTAGACGGTAGTTCTGTCGAACCTATGACATTCGATACGATGAGTGAGGCACAAGAGTTCTCTAAACGATACGAAGACGTAGATAACTTCGAAGTTTATGGCAACAACAACTTCGTGGCTCAGTTCATCAACAAGTTACAGCCTGGTAATATCAAGTATAAGTTACGTGACATCTGTGTCGGTAACATCGATATCGAGGTTGCATCAGACGATGGCTTCCCTCATCCAGAGCAAGCTGATCATCCTATCATCTCTATCGCATACAAAGACAGCAAGAGCAAAGTCTATCATGTATGGGGTCTAGGTCATTATGACTCTACCAAGAGCGAACTAGATAACATTG